CCCGCGAAAGCATTTCGCCGTAGAGGTCTCGCGCCATAAGTTAAGCCGTTTTTGCCCCACCCGGTAGCGTAGCACTACCCGTGGCCGCGTAATTGTCGGTAGCAACTGCTGCGTTAAAAGTCCCAGCACTTACGGTGACTTTATCAGCCGCCGGATGCCCCGGCCCGGTAATAGAGAACGGCGAGCCGCCCGCTGAAGTAGTCGCTTTCGGGTTAGCCTTCATGCCGCCCTTCGAGTTCTTCGAGTACGCTATTCCACCAAAATTCGGCATCGTAATCTCCTAAAGTAGAGGGTTAGAGAGTGTAATTTCCTTCGGGTTCGTTGAGCGCCAAGATCGCGCGTCGTGCGCCACCCATACGCAAGATCGGACTTGCTCCGTCATGGCCGGTGTATTCGGAAACTCGGTTGGTGTAATCCACATATTGCTGGTCGTAGGGCAGCCCCTTGAGCTTGAGAAAGCGCCAGACTACGCCCAGAACGATCAATTCTTCTTCCAGAACTGTTGTCTGCGAGTCCCCACTAAACTTGTCCGCGTCAGCGGTCGAGCCGCCAGTAGTATCGACCCAATATTTTGAGACATACTCAAACTTGACCGACTCCCCGGCTGTCGGCGTCGGGTGCATCAGCAGATTGCCACCGCGTATCCTAAAATAATTCGTGATTCCACCGCTTACGACAGCCAATATCTGCTGCCATCTTGAATCCGTAATGGGTCCGTAGTACCGGCGGTTTGTCGTCCGGTTCCACATCGTGTCATTGCTGAACCGCCCAAAATCACTGGCTATCGAAATCATCGTGCCTTGGGATTCAGCCGCCAGAGTCGTATGGCTCCCTTCTTTCACCAGCACTTGCCAACCGTATTTCTGGACCTGGGCGCGACCTTCTTGGTTGACGCTCGCTTCCAGTTGGATGACCGACGTATCGGTCGAAGCCGTTACCGAATCGGGCGCAGTGATCCCAATGATGTTGGCGGCGTCCTGACAAATTGTGAGAAGTGTCATCGTGTCACCCGACTGCCTGTGCCGGTCTCATCCCTTCTCGCGCAGCAATGTAATCCCGCGCTTTTTTCCTCAAGTCTACAGTTCCCGCGCCTAGAGCGCCGACAGAAGCGTCGGACAAATCAGCAAGCTCCTCAACCGTATTCACGTCTTGCTGAATTAGAATCCTTTCCTTTCGCTCCCCAACACCTTTCAATTCGGTCAAGAGCGTACCCCTCGGCCTGACCTTGCCCCGGTGTCCATTCTCGTAGGCCGCCCATTCCACAGGGAAGTTCTCTTTGAGATAGCCCTCCTTTTCGGAGACCTTATAGAGAACCGTATTGAAATCCCCCACTCTGCGGATTTCAACCAGATCAGGCGATCCGTTCTCTCCAGCAAATATCTCTATCCGTATATTGGTCATAGGCAGTCGTGCGGGGACATTTCTGCCCCCGCACTTCCTCCGTTAGATCGCAGCCGACATCGGCCATGTTCCCATGCCAGCAGCAGAACCAGCGGTTCCACCACGGGCAGTTGTCAGGAACAAACCGTTCACCGCCGTCTGGGATGTTGACGTGTCATCCAAAGACCCCGCAGTTGCCGACGAATAGAGGGTCACGTCAGCAGCAGCAGAAGCCAGCACGTTCATCGTGACGACCCCCGTTAGCTGAACCCAACCATATTCGCCAGAACTGATGGCCTCTGGAGCGACCCCGACAATGTGACCATCATCAAGAGCCGCTTTGGTGCCGGGAATACCCGAATAGTCTTCGTCAATAGTCACCACATCGTACTGCGCGACGGCAGAACCTCCGGTGATATAAAGCCAAGTCGAGTTGTCATTCCCAACCATGCGAGTCCCGATGGCTTGGGATGGGGTTGATTCCGTCCCCCCATCGAAGTCAATGCCAACGGCTGATTGTGTCGTATAAGCCATTCGCTCCTCCTAGGCTTGTATGACGCCCTGCCGTGCGCGATTGCTTACGGCCAAATTACCGGCCCACGCAACTGGCATGACAAGAGCATCCTGGTTGACAGAAGCCTTCTCGCCAAGAGGTACAAACTCTCGTCCCGCAGCATACCTAAGAAATAGATAGTCCGTGTTCAGAAAGTACATCTTGGTGGTCGGGCATTGATCGTCGTAATACACCGGAGCGTCCATGAACATGAGGTTCATAAACCCTGCCGCTGCCGACTCATCACTGGTGAACCGCTGGTTCGTCTGAAGCGACGCCCAATAGAACCCGAAATAAGTCGTATCCCCGACGATCACGTCTGGCCGATCCGCGCCACGGATACAAGCGAGCCACAAGGTATTCATGGCCGTCTGAATTGTGGTTGCGGAAGCGGTGACGACTTCCGTCGAGAAGTCGTAGACCTGATTTGCCCAGAACGTGTAGGTGCCGCTGTTGATGCCGCCGACCGTGTTACCCACGGTGCCGGGGACCAATAGCTGCAATCCGCCAAGCTCTTTGGAATCAGTTCCGGTGCCGTCTGCGTAGAGTGCAGTCGCCATCGTATTCTTTAGTGATTTCTCAAGATTGCGAATACGGCTTTTAAGCAGATTAAAAATCTGCTCTGGGCCGCTGTTCTCAACCTGCTCAAGACCGGAGATAACCACGTTCCCCGCCAACTGCTTGTAATTAAACTCGGCAGCGGTGAAGACATTGCTGGTCGAAGTATCAAGCACCTCGTAACCCGAATACCACTTGGTTGTCGAGTTCGTAGCGTACTCAAGCTCTTGAACGATGGTCCGACCCGTCGCGGGGGTCTTGTTCCCCTTCTGATCGATGTGACGCAACAACGCATTGTTGTTGGTCACGTTGTCGGCCATCGTCTTCGAGTAACCAGCAAGCGTCGTAGTCACAATCTCCGTGTATGTACTATTTGGAGAAGTAGCCATTAGTGCTTGCTCCCATCATAGGAGCAACAGACCTACCCAGACACGACAGACCCAATCTGTTTGCGTAAAATATCATCGAGATCGGATGGTTTTACGGAGCCGCCCGGCAAAACTGTGCCACCGCGTGTCGGCTGTGCCTTCTTGGCTTTCTCGACAGCCGCCTTGCGCCTGACTTCTTCCTGTTTGGCAACGGACTTCCGTTCATTGGAAATGGTTTCTTTATAGAGATCATCATCCAAACGGAGCGCCATATTGTACGCGACTTCCAAATCCGTGGTCTCTCCTGAATTTACCAATCGCCCCATTCGCTCACGCAGCTTCTCAAAGTATGGATGCTTGAGTCCTCCCTTTACATCCTTAACGGTTGCAAAGGACTCAACCTGATCCACGAGTTGCTGCTGTTGAACGTTGGCCTGCGACTGTTGCATAGACTGGACGTATGCTTGTGTCTGGTTCAGTTGCTGTTGCAGTTGCTGAATTTGTGGATCGGTTGAGGGTTCCTCACTCCAATCCACGCCCGAATCGCCAGACGGCAATTTGACCCCGTAGTGCTGGGCAAGATGTTGAAGTGCGGCTTGCGGGTTCTGCCGTAGCGCGTTGTCATAGCTTATCAGCCGCGAGACATATTCCGCCTCGCTAATGCCGTTGGCTTGCATCTGCGCTTTGTACGGTGCCAGAACTCCTTGCAATCCTTCCACTCCACGTCGCTGCTCTGCGAGTTCAGTCGTCTTGCGAGTGAACGCCGCATCACGTTCGTTCTCCCGTTTCAGCATGAAGTTCTGCTGATCTTCGGGTAGATGCTCAAACGCTTCACGGTGTTCAGCGGGCCATGTTCTTGGTGCAGAAAGTGCGTCTGGCTCTGGCTCCACATCGGAATCCGATAGATTCTCATCGGGAGTGGCGTCGGCATCTGCGGCCTCATGGCCCTCGGCGGGTTCGTCTGATGGGTCCGGTTGGACTTCAACTTCTTCCGCGCCTGATTCTCCAGCGAGCGGTCGTGGTTCGCTAGGAGTGGGTTCCGGCTCGCTGTCCGTGAACTCTCCCTTGATTACGCTTTCCAACACACCATCAAGAGTGGTGGGTTCTGACGCTGGCCCCGGTTCCGGGGTGCTTGTCTCAGTTTCGGCCATGTCGTATCTGGTCCCAGTTATCCGGGCGTTCACTTCCCGCCCAGTCATTACCAATCTGGCGGACACTATGCCGCCTTTCGTGTTCACGCAATACTGAACGGCTCCCCACAATATTGCCGTCAATAGGTGAGATGAACGGCTCAATATCCTTAATCACCATGAACGCCTGCTTGCGTTGCACCAAATCAGCGCGAGGCTCCTTTGCCCTTCGCGTCCATTTGATTTCTTGATAATTATGGCTGTATTGATCGGAGATCATCGCCTCTCCATCATTTTTAGCTCGGCTTCAAGCATCGCCAAGTCTTCCTTGGAACGGACACGCTCTTGTGAGGCGCGGCCACCCTCTTGGATTTCCGCTGCCTTACTCTGCTCACGGGAGCTTATATCAGCCAGCTTGCCTTCCTGCTTCAGCTTCTCGCGCTCCAATTCAGCAGCGATCTTCTGTTGCTGTATACGCTCTTCCGGTGGGGGCTGTTGCGGCTGCTGCTGCTGCGCCTGTAGCTGCTGCATAACCTGCGCTTCGGTCTGGTCGATAACGTCCTCGAAGTTACGCCCGATCTTCCAGGCACCAGCGACAAACTTGAGAATTTCAAAAGCAATCGGCGTGATCTCCGGCGCAGCCCGTGTTGCCTCGATGGCCTGGACTAAGAAATTACCCATCACATTGGCAAATTCCACCCGCGTCCGCTTCATCTCTTCTTCATCAGCGAACACGGTGCTGTCGGTCTCGACATCAATCTGGTAATTGCGGAGCTTATCGCTTCGCATAATTTCCATCATCTCATCGGTTACCTCCATGCCAGTAATACGCTGGAGGATATCCGGTTCGTAATTCTCGGCGATCAGTTCTGCCTTGATACGGAAAAGATCACGGACGTATCTCTGGATCGCATCTTGCCGCAGACGCAAACGCATCGAACCGTATCGGGCCTTGAGTTGTTGGGCTGTAGCCGTCTCACTCGCCTTGGTGCCGCCGCCACGCAAGATGTCCGAGAGGCCGGTGACTTCGTAAATGATTTGAAGCACCTGACCCCGCTGCGTGTAGAGGCCCTGCAAGACGCTGGAAATCTGGGAAATATCTTCGGTCTGGAAGACAACGCTCAAGCCGCCCTTTTGGGCCAGCGAGGAAAAATTATCCGAAGGAACAAAATCATTATCCCCGGCGTTCGCCAAGTGCGCCAACTCCGGCACCGACGAATCGTAGACCCCGCGCCGTTTCAATCCCTCGATCAAATTGCTAATGCGGCTGGTTACCCGATCCAACTCGTCCGCC